TTCCGCTACCATTTAGAACGAGTGCCATGTCTTATTCTCCCTTCGGATGGGCTGCTTTCACCGCAGCAATAGCATCCGCCCAAGTAGTCGTACCGTTGACTGAATCCCAATACTGCATATCCAGTTGTTCTTGGATGGATGGGTAGGCTGATGCTCGGTCACGAGCGTATTGCTTGGAATCCCAATCAGCTTGCAGACGAGCAAGCTCGGCTTGGACGGCAGCTTCATCAATCGTTACCTGATTTCCGTCTGCGTCAAACGCCCCTTTACCGTCATCAATAAATACAGCATTAGGGTGTACTGCTCTAATTGCGTCGTGATTCATGCTGCAATCTCCATCAGTGTGATAGAAGAAGCAAGCCTTCCGTCATATTCTGTTTCGTTTCTATCTCCAACGCTCCTATTCAAATAAATAGTTTTTGCTCCCCCTGATGTTGCTCCATAAACATTGTATGTAGTAGACGAAGTTGTAGAAGGAGAATCTAGATAAATCATTGATGCTTGTGTTGCATCATAGAGAGTTCCATATTCCATCATTGAATTTACTCTTGGCCTAGAGCCTGCTGAATCACCCATGTAAATTTTAGTTGCGCCTCTTGCAAGCCAGATATAAGCACTCCAATCTACAATGCTTATTTTTGCATCTACAAGAACAAGGACTTTGTTAGAAGATGATGTTGGGGTGATAGACGCACTCATCAAAACAGCACCACCTGACAAAACACTTCCTGTATAAGAAGCAGTATCCGTCTTGGCCGTACTCACCACCTGCAACACACTACCCGCAGGAAAATTAGTATTACTCGCACTCGTCAACACCGTACCCGCCTCATCCGGCAAAGTCAGAGTGCGATCTGTATTGCTGTTCGGTGCAGCAATGGTAAAAGTACCAGTACCGCTTGCGTTGCCTTCGATTTTTACCTTAGCCATTATGCAATCACCCAAGTTGATCCAGTCGGAACCGTTACGCTCACACCGGAGTTGATGGTCACAGGGCCAGCAGACAACGCATTGTTACCGCTGGTAATGCTGTAATTCGCTGTGATGGTGTGGGCGTGTTCATACAACCCTTCACCTGTGGAGTTGCCTCCACCTACCGCTGCCCATGCAGAACCGTCATACACTTCCGCAGAGGTGTCATCACTATTCCAGCGCAGATAGCCAGCACTAGGACTGCCATCTCGCTCTGCTGTCGTACCTGATGGCAGTACCGCTGATCCAGTAGAAGACGTTTTGGCTACTTTCGCATCAAGCTGCGTTTGAATTGAGCTGGTTACGCCATCGACGTAGTTCAATTCCGCTGCGGTAGCCGTAAGAGCAGTACCGCCAAGAGTCACTGTGCCAGTCGCAGTCAGATTGGTAAATGTCCCCGCCCCTGCACTCGACCCGCCGATGGTGACTCCGTCAATCGTGCCGCCGTTGATGTCCAGAGAGGCAACGGTGTCTCCATCTTGCAATGCAGAATCGGCCAGAGAGCCTTGTGCTGCGGTAGCCAATCCAGCTTCGGCTGCGGTCTGATTGATCCATTCGCTCGCAGTTGAGTCATAAGCCAACACTTCATTGTCGGCAACTGAACTAATAGTCACATCGGACAATTCAGATAGCTGATCTTGGTCGGTCAAACTGCTGCTGGAAAACGCGCCGCTAGTGTCTAAATCGCCGAGCGTAATCCATGCAGAATCAGCGGAATTTCGCATTTTCAACAAGGTTGTTGAGGTGTCTGCCCAGAGCATGCAAGCGTAAGTCGGCGAAGGTTCTGTCGCGCTTTTGTGGAGCGAGATCATTATTTCCAAATTATCATCATGGTCTGTCGCTGACAGTGGTGCGCCTTTGTCAGCGCGAGTAATTACGCCTGCCATTTTATGCCCCTTATGAGAATGTCACATTCCAAGTGATCTTGAGCGCGTCCGATGCGGTCTTGTTCACGGCAGAGAATGTGGTGCGATTCAACATTGTGCCTAAGCTAGAAGCATTCAAGATTCCTGCTTCGGTGATTGATCCTGTGCCTGTTCCAGCCGGGAAATCGCCTACATAGGCAATGGTTCCAGATGTGACCGCCTTAGAAGTTAATGTGACGCGCCCTGCTTCGGTTTCTAGGGTCGTGTCACTCGTTGTTGCAGAGGTAGTGCCTGTGCCGATTGCCATATGCGAGAAAGCCGTCCCAGAGCCACTGACAAGGGTTGCCACCAAATTCACGCCTGCCGTGGTAATGGTGTTTTTAACCTTGCGCTCATCAACAACTTTCCCATCTCTGATAAGTTGAATCACCAGTTCGCCTTTAATTCCGACTTGATCTTTCATAATTTGTTTCTCACCGTGTCGCGATAGCTTTCGACCAATTCATCAATGGCCGCCCTGTAGTCCAAATACTCCTGATCTTGCGGATCAAGAATCCCTCGATTGATTATCCTAAATTCCTCGTCCTGTGGATACCGCTCGCGAATCTGCATTTCCAGCACCATGCGAGCATTTGCCTTGATCTCAGCTTCGGTTGCCGTTTTGGTTTTCATGGCTCCACCGTTGGAAACAAAATCAATGATTCGCCAGTATAAATGCCAATCAGGACAGTCTCGCCGTTGATCTGTTCAATCTGATCCGAGCTGGCCTCTGGCTTGAGAATGGTCAATCCATCCGGCTCGGCATAGATTCGATCTCCGTCAACTAGATCGGCTTCATCTTCAAAGCGCAGATCGCCTGCATAGCCAATATTCACGCCCACCTTGATTGATATATGAGCGTTTTCTAATGAAGCCTGAATTTTGACGATGCGCTGGTTTGGCGGGCAGGTCTGGTAATCCATGACGATACCGGCATCGAATTCGCGCGTGGAAAAAGTCTGTTCCATTATTCAAACACCCCGACTGTGGTTTTGTCGGTTTTGACAAAAACGCCATCCTCAAATACAGAATCGCGAAGCGCGACAGAGAATGTCGTGCTGTCGTCAATGGAAACCGATTCTGTGAGCGGCACATCCCAGAAAAGAATTCCTGTAAAGCGCAGTTGGTTATCATCAATCGACACGCTTTCCGCCAGCGTCATTTCATATTCAAACGCCAATGCCTCGGCAATGCTCACAGAATCGGTGAGCAATCTGCCAGGATTCACATTGATTTGTTCGCTGATCGAGATTGAATCACTCAAGGTCTGGAACTTGGTGTTCACATCGTTGAGCGTCAGGGTCGGCGCAGCATCGCTGACCGATACAGAATCCGTCAGGGTTGGCGTTCTCAGATAGAAGCCATCCGTGGTGTGGTTTTCCTGAACGGTCAGGTGGATCAGGTCTGGACGCTTATCAATCGCAGAGCCGAATTCCAATGTGCGGCGCGTAATCAAGCCGCGATCCAAAACCGCGTTGGAATAAATCGGGGTTTCCATCGTCACAAAATCACCCGGTTCAAGGGCCAAGTTTTTCAGGACGGTTGAGATGCTGGATTCAAATTTAGGCGCAGAGAACTTGTCATAGAGCCGCTTGGAAACGATCTCAGCGGCCACCTGATCGCGAATCATGGTCAGGTCATAGACGCGCTCTCTTGAATAAGTCCCGACCCTGCGTGTTGCGTCCAGCTTGGTCTTGAAGAACATATCGCCATAGCCGGTCACTTCGGCGTATTCGTAGCGGCCCTGATAATCCTTTTGCGAGTTGTAGTCAAAGCGCACTTGAATATCTGTCGCTAAATCGGAGGCTTTAGATCGAGCCAGCGACATGGTTTTCATCACAATATCGGATGAATCAATCAAGGCATCTTCTGGCGGGGCATCCGGCACGAATCGGATCTGGGCAACGCCATTCCGCCAATGCGCAGTTGCGTTGGCCTGATAGAGCATATCGCCCAGAATGTCGCGGAATCGGTTGGGTTCGGTGATGGCGAAATCTAGAGAATGAATGCCCTCGATCTGTGTTCCGAACGGATTGATTGCTGCGTTCGGGGATGGATTGACCGTTTTTGTGCCTGACCTGTTCAGGTCTGGATAAAAATTGGTCGCCGTATTGGACGCTGAATCTGTGTTGTAGAGCGTGTCGTAGTAGTCATCCGCTGCGGATTCATTGACATATTCAACAATGTCCGCCGAACCTTCTGTGCCGATTATCGGGTTTTGAGCATATTTGTTGACGAATTTAAGGATCTGATTGTGCGGCTTTACCAGCCCAGATGATCCATCACAAATCCCGATCACATCGCAAGTAATCGTGTTGCCGACAAGAACATCGGCAGCAGAGTTGCCACCGATTAGGCGCACGGTTCCGGTCTTAGTCGCTGCACCTGTTTTGACTGCTGCGCCTGTTTTATAAACGGCTGCAACCGAAGTCGAAGTCAATGCGCCGCCCACCGTGACCGGGAAGGTCATGCGGATGTATTCGCCCGAATTGATTACATTTGTCGCAGACGCAACACCGCTTGAATAACCGCCAGCAGAGTCAGTACGCACCCCCTTCACGGTGATGTAATTGAAGCGCGCATAGCCCTGCGTGGTTGGCGTGCCTGTCGCGATGTACTCAACTCTGACGCTGTTGGATGTAGAAGTGAAGGAATACGGCCCCTTCACATTTGCGCCGGTATCCGTATCCAAAACAACAAGACTGAATCCGCCGGCAAGAATTCGAATATAGACGCGAGATTGGCCGCTTCTTAAATAGCTGTAGTCAATTTCCAGCGAATAGGAATATGTGAGTGCTGCGCCGGTATCGTGTTCGTGACCCGGCTCATCCACGCCAATCGTGTCATCAACATCTACGGTGTCATTGACAGCAATTGTGTCTTGAACTTCTAACCCAGAACTTCCCGAGCGCCCTACGCCGCCGGGGTTGGTCATCACAACAATGTATGCCTTGCCAGCGGGTAGGTTCCAAGTCGGACAAACTGGATCGGCAGGGCTTAGATTTGGATAGGCGTAATACTGGGCCGGAGGCAGACCATCAACCTTTACATTGGTGATTTCTTCGACCGGATGATCGGCTACCAGATAAGCATAGCCTTCACTTACCTGAGAACAATAGTCTTGAATATAAACCGTGTCCCCTGCGGCATGGTTATATTGCAGCGCAGAAGTGAAAGTGATCTTCCATTTTTTCTCGGAAAGGTCATATTCGATGCTGTCTATATTGACCTGTTCTTCTTGGAATGTTCCGTATTCGCTTTCGGATTCAACGGTGTTGATTACTAGCGGATCAGAATAGGCAGGCAATCCCATTCCCATCAGATCGTGCGCCTTGATCCACCAGCCAATGTCATCTGTCACATAAATGTAGTCATTGCCTGAAATCCCCTCGATTGCTAGGACGCTGGCAAAACCAGAGGCGACAGGTCGGCAGATGTGATCCCTGACACGACCCATAACAATCGGCTTGGTATCACCAACCGCATCAGGATCAGCAAACGGAAACTCGCCACGCCCGATCAGGTCTGGAACTTGTCGGTCATAAATGTGGGCAATGTCTTGCAGGCCGAATGAAACCGAATCTTCGGTAATCTCAATATCGCCTTCGACTGTGCCGATGAACATGATCTCGGCATCGGTGACAGTTCCGGCTCCGACTGAATCTTCAAAGCCAAGATAGACGGTACATTTCATCCCCGCCTGTATCACGCCTGCGAGGTTGGATGGATAGTTGCTGATCTGCAAGCCCATCGAGCCAAAGGATTGGTGATCGGCTTCGAGCCTCTGCTCTAGCGGGCTGGTGTTGACGATTCGCGCTTCGTAGGTATCGCCATCGAAAACAATCTCACGCTCGGCCCAATAGAAAGGCGTGGTGGTCTGCGTCCCCATGCCCGGAGCCATGCCGGAAACATAAGTCACCAACTCATACTTGCAAAACAAAATTGGCAGGTATGAATCCCCTGCCAGCTTGCTTGCGAACCCTGCTCCAAAAGTTCTCATGCGGTCTGCAACAGCGTGAAGGTGGCGCGATAAAAGCGATCTTTCATAATCTCAACAATGTTGAAATTGTCGATAAATCGGACGGTGTACACATCGCTGTATGGGTCGGTGTATTCAAAAGTTTTTTCTGATCCGTTCACGGTGCTGTCGTAAAACGACTCCAGCGCATCGCGTTCAGACTCAGAATATAAGATCACCTCGATGTTGTATCGGTAATTCGTGACAGACCGAGAATACACATAGAAAGACCCATCTTCCATCTGCACTTCGGAGTTGTGCTTTACAACCTCGCGCTCATACGGCGATTCTGGATTGCTTGTGAAAGCAATGCTAGTCGTGGCCGATGCCACCGTTGGATAGTCGAATCTCATCGTGCGCGCACCGTTGATAGATTGCCGAACCCGGTCGTGCTGCGAGCATTGCCCACCGTCATGCCGATCCGAGTTGAGCGCGTTGAAGTATCCCCACGCGAGGCAAGGGCATTATTGATGCCGTGTGCCGTTGCTGCGGTGTAGATGTTGTTGATAATGGTTTGCCCGCCAGTCTGCCCGATGGTTCCGGTGCGGTTCGGGCTAAAGATTTCCGGCCCTTTTTCGCCGACCAAATAGGAGCGATCTGCCATAACACCGCCGCCCGATGCGCGTGATCCGCTAGGCAGCAATCCTGCGGGCGGACGCGCAGGAGTGGCAGCTAGATTTGCCAATCCCTGACCGGCTGCAAATGCAGTCTTGGCGACGACATTTTCTTTGGTTAGCCATTTCCACGCATTCTTGAGTGATTCGATTGCTGATAGGAGTGACCTGATAACAGCAAGGAATGTGGTCGCACCTTCTTTGATGCCTTCCCACATTTGTTTCCCATCTTTGCTAATCCAATCCTTAAATTCTCTCCACAGATCAAAGGCTTTCCCTGATTCTCCGAACCAGTTCCGCATGGTTTCTGTGACTTTGATTAGCCAATCCCTGACGGTTGCACCCCATTCTGCGCCCATCTTTTTGGCGGACTCAAGATCAACCGCCATTGCTTTCAGGTTGGTGTTGATCCAACTGATCGCCGGCTCAATGGATTTAGAGAATGCGCCGACAAATTCGCCCCACCAATTCCCAAAACCTTCCAAGGCTGGCGCAAGCGCGGCGACCAATTTATTCCAAACCCCACCAAGCGCAGAGGTCATGCGATTGAATGCGTCATTGGCTTTCTCAACGCCGACAACCGTATCCTCGCCAAGAACAAAGCCAAGTCGGTCAGCCTCAGAAAGCATCTCCTGAAGCCCTTTCTTGCCATTTGAAAGCATATTGGTGACAGACACACCAGAGCGACCAAACGCCTGATAAGCGAGATTTGCGCGCTCCATTGGATCTTTGACCTTATCCAATCGAGTCATAAATTCGCTAAGCAACTGGCTGCTAGTCTTGGTTCCGCCCGCTGCGCCTTTGAGCGAAATGCCCATGTCATCCAGATATTTTTTAAGGATGCCGGTTCCGCCTTTTGCCTCGCCTACGCGTCGGACAAATTGCTCAAGAGCCTTATCCATCTCTGCGGTTTCAATGCCGCTGAGTGATGCTGCGTATCGATACCGCTGAAGATCCTCGACAGCGACCCCTAGTTTCCTCGATGTCTTGCCGATGGAATCAATGAATTCGTAAGTTTTCTTTGTGGCATAGGCAAGGCCAGCAATACCGGCAAGCGCGGCAAGTCCGGTCTTGAGATTGAAAATTGACCCTGTGACGCTCTTGAATGCCTTGGTCATTGCAGAGCCAACAGACCTTGCTGTGTTGCCCAGCTTGGTCATGCTGGACTTGACCTTACTGATGACAGCGGATGCCGTGTCCTTGGCTTTCAGCAGGATTTCAAGTTGATTCGCTGACAATGCCATCGAGTGCCTCCATAATCCTCACAAGTTTATGCGGCTGTTCTGCCCATGTTCCTCGATTCGGATACTGCCCTTTTTTCCAATATCGATAGATTTCAAGGTACTGACTGGCCTCAAAATAATCGATAACCGGACAGCGATTCACGCTGCCCTTGATCCCATGCACCATGACTGGTGCTTTCGACCTTGTGAAGCAGCCCCTGACTTCTTTGTCCGCCGGTGAGCATTTTGCGCAGTCGAATTTCAGCTTCGTCTGCATCACCGCGCCTAGGACTTTTTTTCGTCAGAGCCTCCAAAGCCATTCATATCCAGCGCAATCTGACCGAGTTCTTCGACCACTTCAATGCCGGCCAGCTTATCCATTGTCTGATCTGAGGCTTTACCAGCCACCAACTTCACATCAAAAGGGCCATTCTCAATCTTGCGGATCGAGTTCGCCAGCGCATCCGCAGTCAATCCGAAGATGTTGGTGCGGATTTGCTGGTTCCCTGTTGCGTCCACATCGAAGGAAATGAACTTATCCTTCATCTGTTGGAACTTGAGATAGCTGATCGTTCCCAGAACAAACCGGGTCGGCTCCTCGCCATCCTTAAATTTTAGATGGCTTTCGTCAAAGTCTTGGCGATAGGCCACCAGATCAGAGTTCTCAAGATCCAACGCCGGGTCGTTTGAAGCGACCACAATAATCGCCTCTTTTTTGTCAATGGACTTAAACGCCATTAGGCCACCGTGCTTCTGGTTAGCGCGCCATTGCCAACACCGCTAAAACTGAATCCCATCAGGCCATCCGCAGTTGCTTCAATGCTAACTTCTTGAAGGATGATCGTGCCGGTATATTCGTCATCGCCAGTCGTGTCGCCTTCGGTGCGGAGCTTTACGGAAACAGACGAATCGCCAGTCAAAATATCGGTAATGGTCGCAACTTGACCGTTGGTGTCATCCGGATCGTGGTAGCCAGAAGCCTCAACGCTCCAGGTCTTGCTGGTCGCCGTATTGCCAGTCCAGCTATCGCCAAATGCAAACGATTCTTCAGTATTCTGAGTGATGCTCAGAGTGAAGCTGTTGAGTTCGCCAATTAAGTCAGTTCCATAAAAGACGGAACCGGATTTGCCGCTTACTACTGCCATGTGTATCTCCTTAGGTAGTGCCGCGAGTAAATTGATAGAGTACCCGAACCGTCACAATGATTCCGCCTATCGGATCTATCGAGCCTTCATCGGTTTCTATTGTAAGAACTTGGGTGTCAACCGCATAGCCCCCACGGGATCTGTCCACATCTAGGGCTTCCTCGATCGCTTCGATCAAGTCGTTTCTGGCCGTGTCGATAGCCGCAGCTTTCACATAGCCAATGATTCTGTAATCTATATTTCCGTGCCGCTGTGCGTTTGTGTCGCTTAGAGTGGCGTCTGAGCGGCTCTCGGAGGCTGTCTGGACAAGTATCGCCGGATACTGGGCATTAGATAGCTTCTGAAAGTCGAACGGCTCTCTGGTGACATAGGAGGCGGCTACAGGGCTAGCCATAGCCTGCAAGGTGGAAACAATCTCAGAGGCAATGGATTCGCGAATGCTCATAGCTTGAATTGTCCGGCAAAGAAGCGTCCTAATCTATTGGCTTCGTCTTGATTGAACCCAAACCACGGACGCTTGATGTTCAGCATCGCGCCTTTTTTTGAGTTTATTTTGTCGATGAAATAAATCTTTGCGGTTTGGTTTCCAAAGGATTTGCCGTTTATTGAGGCAAGCATTTCTCCAGAAAAGTTGAAATCTACGACCTTAGTTTGGCGACCTTCTTTCTTTCTAAATTTAGCGTAGCCGGCAGAATACGGAGCAAATTTCCCCATATATCCAACGCCCTTTTCTGTTCGATCCGTAATGATATTGCTGCCGTGTA